CTTTCCTTGTCTGTTCCGATATATTTTCTACTTCCCGCAATTTCAATATTTCATCTGTTCTCAGATGGTAGTCTTCCAGTTCGCTATCCTTTACTACCATCAACCTAGGCTCAAATACCATATCGGCATACTTTTTCATGAAGGACATGGTTGCATCAATATTCTTTCTATGTACAACAATCCTATATACAATGTTGAGGTTTTCATTTTTGTAGTACCAAGACATTCTGGTATCGGGCGTTATTTCTTTGGCAAAATGGTAGTTATAACGGATAGCGTTATACTTCTCATGTAGCCCCCTCTCAAACCATTTTCCATTCGTTGATACTACTATTTCAAAGCCCCCAAGATATTTCCATAGGGTGTCTATATATGTAATGGGTAGAAGCCCCGGCTCACCACCTGTTATACAGAATCTTTTTATATCATCTCTCTCTTTACAACACTCTACTATGAAAGGCACATATATATTCATCAACCCATAGTCTTCTCCTTTGGGAGCAAACCTGTGGTCACAGTAGCTACATTGCCAGTTGCATTTATCTGTTGTGTATAGTGTTATCTCCATATTTGTACCATGTGTAGAAATCGTTTAGATTTTCCATTATGTATTTGTTCATGTACTCTACGGCTTCTTCACCAAGTTCCTTTTTCCATCTCCCCGGCCCACCTTCTCTAACCTTGTATGTGTCTTTATTCTTTCCATCACCGGATAATCCCCAATTGTTTCCCCAACTCATTTTGCAGTATAGTTGCATTTTTTTGAACTTGCAGAAGTTCAGTGTTTCAGCCACCATGTCTTCATCTATTTCTACACCCATGAATCCTATAACTCTAATCAATTCACGTTTTATATCGTATACCATGTCTTCATATCGTATCCAATCAACGCTAGAAAATATGTTAGAGTTTTCTACCCACAGGTTGTATGCCTTCACGCAGGACATCAGAGAACCAAGGTCATAGCGAACAAATTCATCTATCGTTCCGTCAAACGGTGTTGTCATCAGGTTCAAATTTTTGCCTTCACGTAGAGCCTTTTTTACATTGTAGTATGCAGCAGATTTTGATGGTGGTGTATACACATTTTCAAACCCAAAATTTCTGTAGTAGTACGCACTTACCACAACATCTCTTGGGTCTCTTATCAGGAACATTACTTCTCTGCCTTTGAAGAAACTACGATCAAATTGTATCATGTTACATGGAACCCACCAACCCAGAGTAGAATGTATAACACATGGTATATGGCGTATATATCCCTTGTCATAGAGCAATTGCCAAAAATCCCACGACCTGTACATATAGAACTTTTCCTGATCGAACATAACGGAGAAGTATTTACCCAATAGAAATTTCAACCATGTTCTCCCTGTCTTGGGAAACGTCTCTATTATTCTTATGGGTATGTCCGGTCTATTCATCCCCATGTACTGTTCCATTTGTCTCCCTCACCAATGAGTTGTGCAAGTAGTAATCAAAATATTTGAAGAACTCGTTGCATGACAAACAAGCCTTGTCATTCTCAGAATTTTGAAAAGCATCAAATTTCATGGCTCTTTTGAAATTTTCTTCACACAGGTCTATTTTGTCTGTATATTTCCTGCTTATAGGACATCTCATTATCTGCTTGGCAGCAAAATCAAATGTTGGATGTATCTGGGCATTCCCGCAGTGCTTACGTTGTATCTTCAGATTTTCTTCATCTAACATCCACATTCTGAATGCTAAGTTTTTTGACCCCGGCTCAACATTGGGTATATCACAAATTTCTTTGTATAATGCCAGATAGTCATCTTTCTGAAATCTATATGCTTCATCAAAATATGTCTTCTCATGAACAGGCATTATGGTAAATTTGAAATCTGGATTTGTTTTTACTACTTCCGCTATTTTCCCAAGATTCTTTTTATGCACTGGTTGAAAGATGTCTATCTTGTCATCTGGTTCTAACTTATGTATTATATACTCTAAATTCTCTATATCCACCGTTGGGTGATATCCAACCCACTTTATTTTGTCATAGTACTTATCAAAATATCCATTGCCTATGAATGTTCCGTTGGTGTTGACTCTGACATCGTGGCATGGTTTTACTTCGGTGAATATGAAATGAAGGATATCAGAGTCAACTAACCCCGGCTCACCACCTGTTATAGTGATGTTCTTAGCAAAATCGTCTCTCCCGTTCAGAAGCGGAAAATACTTCTCCAATAGTTCTTTGTCAGTATCCTTCTGATCCTCTATCTGTCCTATGTCACAGTAGAAGCAATTCATGTTACACTTCTCTGTAAGGAACATGACTATTCTATATGCGGCTAACGTTCTCATTTACTATATCATTGAATCCTTTCACACAATGGTAGCAGGTACTACACAAATCGGTTTTTTCAAACTTCAAGCTACCCCCTATGAGCGTTTTGAAGCTCTTCTCTGTCAGCTTGACTTTTGCTGCTCTCTCATGACTACACACGCATTTGTCTATAGTCATGTTTACCAGATCAAGGGAAATATCCCAATCAGCAACAAAACACAGGGTTCTATATAAGTCCATCAGTTGTTCCATCTTCACCGCTCGTTCAAGTATATTCAGGGAAGACACGTTTCCCCTTCTCCTTGCAACATCGACTATATACTCAAGGTCTTCGGGTCTCAACAGGTAGTCTTCATCCAATTCGCTTTTATGATCATAGGGAACCAGATGAAAATTTATGTCTCTATATTTTTCAAGGAACTCTCCCAATTGTAGATGATTTTTCCTATGCACTGGTATATGGTATATAACATTTTCATAGAGTTGTTCTATGTCTTCTGTTATTTCGCTGACAGGATGATATTGGATTTTTACTTCTGATAACAATTGTGGGTATTTCTTCATGAACAGACCATTTGTGTTCACCTGTATTTCTCTTCCCTTCAGTTCGTTCAACATAGTGGTAAATGTTTTTAGCTGCAACATTCCTGTCTCACCACCTGTCAGAATGATCTTTTCAATGTCTGTCTCTTTGATCAACCCACAATACTTCTTGATTGTATCAACCCGTGCCGTTCTACGCTTACCTAATTTGCTGATGTCACAATAGCTACAATTTCTATTGCATCTCTCCGTCAGAAACAATGTTATCTTTTTCATAATATCTCCAATATCCTGTCGTTGTCGTTGTATACCATCTTCTCTTCTATTATTTCTCTTGGTATATATATATCTTGATCGAAATTGTCATCGATGCCAAATTTTTGTAGGTAAAATGTGAGACCATCATCAAAGGTCTTATTCTTTGCGGAGTATCTAACCATCTTTCCTATGTATCTAAATTCAAAAATAAGCTTACCAATATTTTCTACGTATACATCAGGAGCGATAGCAAACCATCTGTTATAAACTAATTCTCTGAATCTATGTGGCAACTTGTCGAACCCATCCTTCGTTCTCTTTGTGCGCCTTATATCTTCAACAGTAAGAACATCATCATCTTCTCCCATCTTGCTTTCGATAAAGTCCAATCTCTGCTTACTGAACCGATGATAGTATTCTGTGAAATCTAAGAAGTATTTCCCCGCCCATTCATTAGACTTGTTACCCAATAGTATTGAATTATCAGGAACGTTTTTGAAATAATCCTTCTCCGTTCCGGTGTATTTTGATATTGCTAATCCCGTAGCGTCAAGGAATATCGCTCTGTTGCATTCGATCTTATCGCTTGATTTTGTAAGTGTATCGGTTGAAGTTATGACAACATCTGATTCAACCACTTCCTTTCCCATCTTTACATTATCCAGTTTGATTTTCGGAAAGTTGTTTTTCATGACCCTGTAGGTATGATAGAAATCGTCAGTGTGTACAACAAACTTCGTTTCAAACTTATCTTTCAGAAATAGGTATAGATCGATTATGGAAGTAAATGTTCCTGATACAACACCCTTATGTATGTAGTATAGTGTTACCATAAAAGCTCTTCTACTGGTATTCTCTCTGATCCGTAAAATTCTTTGAACCCATATTTTCTCAAAATACCACGCATCCAATCCTCTTCATGATTGAACGGAAAGCAATATATTCTGGGATGGTTATTGAACCAATGGTAAAACCTGAAAAGCATTCTTTCTGTGTCTATCATGAATTTTTCGATCTTCAGTGCTTTACTGGTTTTTGGAAGGTTCCGATAGTGCTTTGTGTTTCTGACATCTATGTGTTTGTGTCCATGTCCACCCATTTTTGCAAAACGATCAAGCATCCAGTTTGCTTCTTCCACTGATATATACCCGCTTAGATCACCATCTTCTCCCATCTTCCTTGCTTCAACAGCGGTTAGATTTTCATTTTTATCATTTCTATATGGTCGTAAAAATCCAGTAGATATAAAAAATATCTTTTCAGTGTTTAGCCTTCTTATTTCATCCCAATAGTAGAATTGGCTGTAGAGACCATCATCAAATGTAAGTATGTAATTTTCCAATGGTAGTGATAATATTTCTTCGGTTACTTCATGAATCATCAATACGTCTTTTGACATTCTCTTTTATATCCTTCCATTTCATGTTTGAAATCTTCCTATACTCGCTTATATCATACCGTGGCACTCTCACATCACAACAATTCCCTATTCGACAAATCACGCATTTCTTTTTCATTGCTTCTTCTCTTTTCTTCACATCAAAAAAGTCTGTTTTTTCTTCGTGTAGAACACATGGTTTTATTTCTCCGTTAGAGGTTATTGATATATTGGAATCGTAACACAAACATACCCATGTTTTTTTCTTGCCTACTTCTGTCACAAGCAGTTCTGTTCTTGTTATGCCATCTATTCTATCCGGTGAAACATTTTCATAAAGGTACTCTTCACCGTCTTTATACATAATCACATACCCACCCTCCGCACCATCTTCAAAATTGGGTTCCAATCCTTCTGCTACCCACGGTCTCTGAAATATCTTCGATGGGATGCAATCTATATTGTATTTGCTTGTGAATGCTTTATATTCTTCCACACACATAGGAGTGTTTATCATAAATGCCACTGGATAGAATTGCCCACCATACTCCTTCAATTCCGTTATTCTTCTACCCATAACATCATAGTCAAAAAACTCTCTATGGTATGATATAAAGAAACGCAGTTCCGGTTTTGTATTCCTACATATATCAATCAGTGTTTTGTAGTAGTCTACGCTCTTGGTAAGATTGGTGCTTATTTCTATCCTACCAGACCGGTCATTTTTATTATACCCATCAACCAGTTCTTTTACTACTTTTCTGAAGCCCCGGTATGTGGTTGGTTCCCCCCCGGTTATTCCTGTATCCAAGTAATCTGTTTTTATAGTGGGTATCCATCTTGCTATTTCTAAAGCCTTCTCCACCGGCAACACGGGAGCATAATTATTATGTGAACCACAATAGTCACAATCGAAATTACATTTCTCCGTTATTCTCCAAACGACACTATATGATTTTTTGTCGAGATATGACTTCTTTGCTGTCAGAACCTTTTTCATAGTATTTGAATTATTGGATCATCTTTGGTAAGAATTCTGTCTTTCGGTAATTTCTTCCTGCGTTTTATCTCTTGCCATCTGTACCAACTACCATCTCTCACATCATATTTGTTATCATAGATAATTTTCTTATTCATCATTAGGGATTCTAACAGCAATCGGCATCTTGGTTCAAAATACTTCCCATCGTGGATGTACATATATGTAGTCCACATATTGAAGAAATCTTTAGGTGCTTCTCTGACGATTTTTATCCTGCTATCCGTTGTTATGTAATCGGTTCCCGTGAGCAGGATGTCCATATCTGTCAACTCTAATGCCCTTTCTATTTCATCAATCCCTTTACCACTACAGTTTATGTAACATCTCTTCTCACACTCCTTCACAATTGGTATCTTGTACAGGTCTATAGGAATCTTCAGCTTGTAGTGAATGTCACCAATTCCGAAAGGCATCTCATTGTATAATATACAATCCTTTCTCTCTTTGTATTCCTTGTATCGATCAATGTAATATTCATCATGATCATATACTATATGGAATGCGGCATCCTCTATCTTTTTCTCAGTATGTTCATAGACGATATGGTATTTAGCTTTTGTGTACTGCAAAATGTTGGTAGTAAAATAATCCATTACTACCACATTATTGAATTTCATAGAGGGTATTTTCCAATGACCCTTCAGCCATACAATGTTTTCTTTCCATTCTGGTATCTGGTCGGTTTTGTATCTACCCTCTATCTGTTCATATACTTGTTCAGGCCCCATGAAGTTCTGGGTTAGCATCATCACTAGTTTTACATCCTTGCCTACGCTTCTGGCAAACAAGTAGTAATCCAGAACATCAAAAAATGATCCGTTTATTTTGAATAACCTGAATAGTATTGCATTCATTAGTCTATCATGAGCATACTGTACATATCTCTGATTTCGCTCTGTCTGAACACTCTTCTGTTATTGTCGAAATCTTCAAAGAAGCTTTTTACTCTTTCTCTATATTCTTTGTCTCTGTTTTCCCAATCGACAAACAACTTCACCATCTGTCCTGTACTGAGACTGTATCCACGTTTCATATACTTCACACATCTGAACGTGCTGCTTATGGGGCAATGGATATTTTTCAGCTTCAGAGATTTCGTGTTTTCATCTTTCTCAAAGTCGTTATCGGCCCATGCGTACCCGTTTGACCATGAGTAGTAATCCATTCCGATCCGAATGATAGAGAAATCAAAATTGCTCAAAATTTCAGTGAGCGAACCGTTTGCTACAATCGCTCCTTTCCGCAAAGGTGTAATAAGCTGAAGGCTTTTCAATCCGAAAAGTTCGTGGGATGGTTTGTTTGGTCTCCGATATGTCAGGCTAACTTCGTTCTGATGTTTTATATACAGGCGTTTTCTGCGGAAGAGTCTTTGCAGTTTTTCATAGGTTTCTGTGTCCTTACAGTAGATATCTATATCACTTGCTTCTGCGGGTTCTTTCTGTGTACTGCACATCCATCTCACATACCCACCACAAATGTAGACATCTCTCTTGAAGCCATTATCACCTAACATCTTCCACAACTTCTTTAGGTTTCCATCACGCAGTATATTTACTATGTGAAACCCCTCCGGTTGTTTTTCTTCCTGTGTGTGATCTATGACATATTCGTGAACATCATCTATCTCATTTACTACTTCCGTAAATTCGTCTAGCAGTCTACCATCTATACTCATAAAACTTCTCCTTTTATCCAATCGTTCATTCCTATATACCATATTCTGTCTAATTTGTACACGAATCCAGACTCAAAAATTTTGTTGTAGAACGAACGAAAATTCTCCCAATCAAGCAACGATATATCGTCTTCTATGCAGTCAATTATATCATCAATTCCATCTTTGAAACTTCTATCAAGTTTCGGTATAATTACTTCTTTCTTATATTGTATGGCTTCATACAAGCTTGTAGGAAACGGGTCAACAAACTTATTTGACATGGGGTACACATAATGGGTGATGTTGCTGAAGAATTCCTTGTTATCGTATGTGTGTTTATAATCGACAACGTTGTTGTACTGTTGCACTTCCGGTGCATCATTACCCATAAGATACACATCCACTTCTTCACCAAAATTCTCAACTACTTCACAAAACTTCCACCACGCATCCCATATCAGGTTCTTACGTGCGTAGTATCCAAGCACGGGTCTTTTTGGTGTCACGTGTTGTATTTCTTCTACTTTCGGCAAGATGGGTATGTAGTATTTTATGTCACAATTGTTTCTATAGTAGTGAAAACCATTTGTGCATGATTCATATATGCTATGGTTGTGTTCTGACCTTATGAATATAACGTGTCGAGTGTTTATAAGCCTTGTTATGTTTACAGGAAAGGTGTATTTGAAAGGCATCTGGGTTAGGAATATAATCTTGTCATAATCATTTTTCAACCTTTCGGTTGTTACAATTTCAACATACTCTTCTTCCAGATGATCAATATAATTGGGGAACATTCTATGCAAGTTCTGTGCAGTAGTATATGCTCCCCGTTTTGTGTTTTTATATCTGTGGGCTACAACAGCATATCTCATTTTGGATTCTCTATACTTTCGAAAAAATCACTTACCGCTCTGTTTATTTCTTTCCCTGCCGTTGCGGATTCTATTGCTCTGCTGCTGTCTTCGTATTTTGTATAAACCCAACTTACTGAGCTTGCTCTGTCTCTAAGCTCAAGATATGTTTCCAACTCGCTTATGAGTTGATCGTTTTCGGTGTCAATAATTTTCAGATATTGTTCTTCTCTGTTCTCATCGGTTATAAAGAACCCACGATCAAGCAATCTCATATGTATGACAAAAAACCGGTAGAATTCAAGTGCTGAAAATGCTGCCATGTGACCATCTACCTTCGATCTTATTTTGGCAATGGCAACCCCTTTTGCAACCGTCAACGGATCGGTCTCGTTTATTATCAAATCCATCGGTATAATTTCTCTTTCAACACCTTTTGGTATCAAAACTTCCGATCCCTTTTTTAGCTCTTCTCTTATTTTCTCTGCACACAAGGCAGATATCTTTATGTGATTGCGCCCCGGCTCAATGAAAGCCATGTCACTTTTCCCGACACTGATCGCTCTGTAAGAGCCACCCAAATCTTTTACTTCTGTCACATCATAGATCATTTGTCACATCCTCCCACGCTTTCTTCCAATTTATCTACTTTGCCTGATAGCTCCTGAATTGCTTTTGTTAGAAGTGCAATGAACTGTATATAGTTTACCATTTTATATCCACCCGCACCCTCATGTACAACAGCATATTCATCGATTGGAAATTCTTCTTCTAAATCCTGTGCTATGAATCCAAAGTGTTTTTTCCCACCGTCTCTTATTATTTCTTCATCGTACTTGAATTCACACGGCTTCAATTTCTTCACAATTTCTAAACTCACAATGTTTCTCCTTACATATATATTATGTCTTTCTTCAATCTCTTATCTGAAATTAAAATGCCGTAGTTATTGCCACAATTGCCGTGACATACACAAACAAGATTTGCACCACAATCGGTATTACATACACAATCTTGTCTGAGTTCATTTATCTTTGTTCTCAATTCGTTTACATGAGAAGCAAGAATAGAATCACCAACCACATATGTTGTAGTAATATCTCCTGTAACACTATCACCCGTTTGTGCTACCATTTCATTGATTGAATCTTTTAGATCGTCTGCGTGTTGTGCTTCTACAAGATCGTCACTATCAACGTATGTTGGAAAATCTGCTGATAGGCCCCTTCTGCTTGTTCTTTCGTTGTCAACCGAAATTCTGAGAGCGTTTATATGCTCCGCAAGAATCGTGTCTCCTGTTATCAGTGTCGATCCAAAATTCGTTGCATTTGAAGGACAGGCAACAGCGTAAGGCCCCGCACAACCGTAACTATAACAGTTACCGCTACAAAAACTAGGTGTACAAGCCATCTTTTTATTCTCCTATAATAATTTCTCTTACCGCTCTATGTATATTACCAAAAATTTTGAAGTATGTACATAGATTGCTCTGGTTTGTGTAGTCGTGCCATCTGTCACCAAGTTCTTCCATCTCGCTTAGTTCATACTTTCTGGCATTACACCGCATACATTTTGTTGCAGGACATAACTCACATTCCAGTGGTTCTACTATTTCGTAAGACATCATCTTTTCTCTGTTTCTTTCGATGTCTCTTACAAAATTATCACTCCCAATACTAGTTATTTTTAATTCTTCCTTTGTACCATTATATAATACACCGTGACAGAAATAAACTGAGCCATTGATATCAACTATCACTAAGTCCTTACCTGCCGTGCAAGCCGGTCTACTTCCGTCAAACCACGTGAACAGAAATCTACCCATTTCCCTATGGAAACCTATCTCTTTCTTGGCAATAGCAACCATCGATTTCTCAAAGTCCTCTACGTATTCTACTTCCGTTGTGTTTATATAATCAATTGTAGGGCAGTAACCAACCTGATGTTTTGGATACCTGTCACACAGTCTTCTGAAATCATCCCACACTTCAGGTATGTATTTGAAGTCTTCTGGAACAACGGTTGATTTGAAGTTTACAGGTAGACCCAGATTGTAGAACCTGTCTGTGTTTTCCAAAATCTTCTCCGCTGTTTTGTTTCCGAAATTGTCTTTCCGTCTTATATCATGTATAGGCTGTCCGTCATAAGAGAACTGGATATCAAATTTCTTCTCCTGCTTCAGGATATCATCTATATACCTTTCTATCACGTAGTAAAAAGTATCAACCTGATACCCATTAGAATATATGTGAAAAGACACTCTTGGGTTTTTCACGTACCTGTCGAGAAGCATTTCTATAATGTCAGTTTTCAGTGTCGGTTCTCCACCCCAATAATCTATCTTCAGACCCTTGTAGGTATTATTGAACCATTCATCATTTAGCAATTCATCGACACGTTTTACTATCATGTCTGGGTTTCTAATCGTTCCACATTCTTTCTTGTGTTCAAAACAATAAGAACAATCCATATTACAAGCCTGAGTCGGTATTATCTCAAGGCCAAAAAATCCACGATTGTTTTTCTCCGCAATTTCTTCTATGTCTTCCCTAAATGAGTCTTTATTCACTTAGCAACTCCTTATATTTGTCTATCTCTTCTCTGTCCAAATCCCAATTCTCCACCATAGTCAAATACTTCTCAGCCATGTCCAGAATCACATCAGAATCTTCGTTGTCTTCGAACTTCAGATATTTTGATGCTTCCAGAAGAAGCAAAGCCGCATTATATAACCTAATCTTTTTTTCCATGCATCATCTCCATCACAATGTTTGCCCATTGGTAATTATCTTTCAGTCTGTGGTTCAGTTGTGTTACCTGCTCATATATTACCTTATATAGTTCACAGAGTTCATCAGAAATCCCGTGATCTTTTTCTACCGAATGCCAACACCCACGTTCACAAATGTCTTCTATTATACACCCCTCACATTTTGTATAATATGTTGTGCTACTGGTATATATAGGATCGGAACCGTATCTGGCGCACGGTTCCCATCTTCCATTAGGCATATACGCACAATGACTTCCCCCTGCATCACAACCCGCCTTCGTACCGTTTCCTACCCAACCATCAATTGTCTTCATCAGGTAGTGCTTTATAATTCCCGGCATACAATTTTCATGCTTATATACAAGTCTTTTTTCGTATTCACCACATAGTTTTATAAACTCTTCTTCGAATTTCTTCACGTCATCCATAGACCAGATGTTATCTTTCACTATCTTGAAATCTGGAATCATTTGGATATCATTCAGGAAGAATAGATAGTTTCTGGATAGAGTTATTCCTTTTCTATCCGGTGGAATCATGCAGGTAACACCATTGGCTACACTTTTTATCAAATCGGCTTTCATGAACTGAACAGTGAAACCGGGGTCTTGCCACAGCCCATCAAAAGACCAATTGAACACGATACCAGACTCTTTTATGAAATCCGCTTTCTTCTGTGATAATGCAATGCCATTAGATAGAAGATTTATCTTCTTACATCTCTTATCATCTTTGAGGGTATTGTAGATTGTCTTTATAAGGTCGAATTCAAGGAGTGGTTCACCACCAAATAAATCTATCTCAAACTCATCATAATTTACAAGTCTGTGTTCGTATATCTCTTCCCATTTTTCCTTTGTCATCACTGTATTTTTGTTCTTCATGTAACAATAATGACAACTTTGATTACACCTCTCTGTCAGTACTAGTTGAATTGTTTGCATATCACCTCACATTATCACATTTCTACAATTTTGTACACGTGTTATTTAGCTGTATTGTGCTGATGTTGCTGTGCCGTAAAATGTGACTGCATGAACTTCTTTCAATCTCAATGCTGATGTTCCCAGAGTAGTAGTATTATCATATATTGGGTCTACAATTAGCTTCTGCCATGAAACCGGCCCACCAATATAAAGTTCCCCTTGCGTTTGATCAAATACTAATCTACCTTCATCTGTGCTGTCTCCTGAATGTGGATGTAGCGTGATATCTGTAACTCTGTGAACCCAGAACTTTCCTCTCATGTCAATCTTATGAAATTTCATTTTACTCTCCTTCTATGACCTTTGCTTTGTGTCCAATCAGGACGATTCAAACCGGAACCGTGAAGCACGTCCGTCAAAACAAAGTGATATTATAAATTTCTCAGTTGATTACTTATTCTGCTAAGTAAGCTTGATTTGTCTGCACTAGGCAGCCAATCTATATCTTTTATCGTGGCTTTCAGGTTTTGCAATCTATTCCTGTTACCCTTTGCCTTCTCAATTTCTTTGTTGAACTTCTGTATGTTTATTTCATTTAGTACCCAATCGCTGAATTTCATTTATTATCTCCTATTTTTTCTTTTTGAACTGACTTGGCATACTAATGGCATCCTTCCAAATTTGTGTGAAGTAATTAGAAGGCATTTTATCTCTCATTGCACGTAGTTCTTCTACCGCTTCATCATACGTCTTTTCCACTTTTAGTTTTTTGTACCAATCCGTTATTTCCTTTTGGCTCATTTTCCCTTCCGGTATTAGCGTTTCAATCTTTTTTACTAAGTCCATGTTTATCCCTCATTTCTGATTCGATTTTCGTTTTTACTTTTGCAATTTGATCGTTCAATTCTAACATCTTCCTTAGAAGATTCTCTCTTACTCTTTTATTTATTTTCAGTTTCGGTTCTTCAACAATTTCCTTCCCACTGACAAAACCCAATTTATACTTTCCCCCGCTTGCTCTACCCAACAGTTTATTGAGTTGGTTTATCTCCGAAAATACAGTACTGTCCAGACCGATCTCATCACGTATTTTTTCGACAATATCATAATTGTCTTCTTTGTCGGTGAAGTTTATTTCTAATTCAAGGTATTTTTCGATATAATTATTCATTATCCAATTACCGTCACTGTTGAATCAACATCTAATACAGACCATACTCTAATAGTAGTATATGGTGATGTCTGATCAATGGAGTCTATTCTCCAAGGGTAATACGCTGCACCCGATGATTCATATATTTGGACAATCGGATGTTTTATATTCAGGTTGTGATCTATATCAGCATATAGATATGTTCCAGATGGTGCTGCTGATGGAATCCATTTTACTGATTTCCCGCTACCTGATGTTCCAACATTTATAGTCACCACCACCGCACCTGAAGAACTAATGAATGGTGATTGTGCAGAAGTCAACAAAGAATCCAATTCATTCATCAGGTAATTACTTACAAGCTTATTTGGCGTAGAGTCATTTGGGTCTGTCTCATCCACACCTTCTATCCCATGTGCTTCGTCTTCCCATGTAAGATTGGGGTGTGTATCCCAATCATACGCAAGCTCATTACTTACAAGCTTATTCCCGGCAGCATCAGAAGTGGTGGTTTCATCAACTTGGAATAAGTTCGGAAATATGTTTATATTATCGATAGAGCCAATTACAGCAACACCGGCAGTAGTGGCACCAGACCACGTTAGCTTGAATTTTTGTGTTGCAGCATATCCGCTTATTTCAGCGTAGTTTCTCACATAGAAACTGAATACTCCGCTGCTGTTTGTTGTCAATGGGTTGGTTATTGAAACATTTGTTCCGTTATATATATTTGCTAGAGTGCTTGTTCCTGCAAGGTATACCGAAACACTCGCCCCCTCTACAGGTCTACCCTCTAAGTCTCTCAGCGTTCTCCAAAATTGATAAATTGCCATATTATTATCCTATTACAGTTATGTCGGTATCTATATCTTCCGAAATCCATATTCTCAATGAATTCTCATCAATCGTCTCCACCATACCGGGAACAATCAATTGATCATCTGCGACATCTCTTATTTGCACAACTGGATAATCTCTTCCCAAGAAGTGATTTATAACTGTATAGTATTCATCACCAGATGTTGTCCAAGAGGTAACACTAAATTCTCTTACTACCGCTGCTGATGCCTGAATGCTCAGAGTTCCCGCTGTTGCTAATACAGAGAACATATAGTTTAGAAGAGAATTGCTTACCAGTTTATTTTTATTTGTGTTAGTATCGGTTTGGTCAACAGATTGTATACCATGTGGTTGTGAACCATAACGTGATTCAACGTGGGTTGTCCAGTTGTATGCAAGTTGATTACTAATCAGTTTGTCTTTGACATCTTTCTCAACAGAAGTATTGTCTGTTTCATCCACTTGGAATATCTGCGGCAGAACATCTATGTTGTTTATGGTTCCGGTGCTGATTCCCGCTTTTGACCAGACCAGTTTGAATTTCTGACTCGCAGTATATCCACCATTGGTTTCCCATTCGTCACCAATGTAGAATTCAAAATATCCATTACCGTCCGTTTGTAGAACGGTTGAATCCGTTGTAGTAGTAGTTCCGGCAGTTGGGTGTAAAAATATTTCTGCGGGAACCACTGTATTTGCAAGGTAGAATTTTATGTCGGCATCTTCTACCGGTCTACCTTCTTCATCTAGCACGTAATGCCAGAACTTTACTCTTGCCATTTTTTGCTCCTTATGATGATGGTTGCAGTACCTTATACTGCACTATTATCGATACGTTTGATGGTTTATGTATGTTGCTCATCCATGAGTAGAACATCATATCACCTTCGTTATTGAATATTCCCATCTCTTTTATATCTAATTCCTGTCCTTCGGGTATTGTAAAGTTTATGTAGTAATAGCTACCGCTTGTTTCTACGCTTGTTAGACTTCCCGTTGCGGTAGTATTTGCAAGCCTGTTGTTCGTGGTGTAGTTGTATGTTTCCAGTAGAACACCGGCTTCATTCGTTCTGTCACCGACTTCCCAATATCCCTGCTCTCCGTATGTGGAAAGCAACCCAAGTCCTGTTGGATCAAGTGGTTCTTCCGAATCTGCAAGATTTCTCGCAAACTTGATCAATCTCGCTGAACCTGTAACCAGTTCACTGAACGTTATCGTACATCTGTTGTATGTATCCAGAGTTATGTCTGATGGATGAACAAGAATATCACCGCTAAATACTTCTACCAAGAGACCAAGGGCATTTAGATTGTGTGTTATGCTCCATGTACTTGCCGGTGTTGATTGTGTATGTCCATATGTTCCTCTTCTTACCTGTCCGTATCCTGCTGCTGATATTTCGAAAGAGCTTGGTGATCCGCTCAATGTGTAAGAACCAAAGTCTGCATCAAATTGATCGGTGCTTATTTCATCTACTTCAGAAGCAAACATATTATCTCTATCTTCATCCCAAATCTGAACCAGTGGGTTACTATATCCGCTTGTACCCAGACTGTGAACTATGCTCCACGTGTTAGCAGAAGATGTTTGAGTATGTGTATAATCCGCACCTGCCACGAATGCTGTTCCTCTAACTGCTTCGTTGAAATACGCTTCTATGGTATTACTGTCAATTACTGTTACGTCTTGTGGTATAAGCATGTTTCTATCAGGATTGTAGAACTGTGCTATTACGTCACTGGTTCCAAGGTTATGTGTAATTCTCCATGTTGTACCTGCCACTACTTTTGAGAATGAATAGGTTGCACCAACATATTCTCCACCACCACCAATCGCTGACGCTGCTGAAGAGTAAATCGATCCTGTAAAAGCAGTGTTCAGAAATCCGTTGAAGTCTTCAGAGTATGTTCCAACTGCTGCACCACCACCCGCTTCGCTCATTTCAGCGTTCGGTGCAATCAGGTAGTTGTAGCTTACAAATTTATTTACAGGCTTTGTGTACTCCCAATATCTTATCATCTCATCAATCAAATCTTCTGAGATGATGTATGTGTCACCTAATGGTTCACCTGTCAAATCCATTTCTATTCTGTAGTGTGGCGATTGAATCCAGTAACCAGACAATCCAACATCATTGAAAGTAGTAGAAGAAGTATATAGATCAGATATTTCTCCTGTGAATGATCCCGATGGTGCTGCTGTTATGGCTACAGAATTTATACCATGCAGATATGTCCATGATTCGTCTGATTTCAGCGTCATATTCAGAGTTTCTAATCTGTCGTTTTCGCCCCTTCTCTCTCTATCGAATATATCAAGTGAAAGTGTTCCTGCACTTGCAACCTTATACACTGTGCAGTAGTAATCTCTGTCCACTACATACGTTCCTGTTGATTCTACCGTATATGTAGACCCGCTATACTTGTCATATAATCTGAATTTTATTGTTGGTGCTACTTCTACTTCTGATCCGATCCAATTTCCTGTATGTGAATCAAGAGAATCTTGTTCGTTGCTCAACGCCCAAAACATAACCGATGAACTAGGTGTTGCGGAAGTAGAAACGTTGGTGGTCATACAGTATCTAAAATCAGTTCCACTTGGAACTACTGAACTTGCTATAAGGTATATGTCATCTGTGTTACCATCAAATGTTGTTATAAAAACTCTATCGGCATATACATCAATATTGGCACCAACATCGCTCTCATCAAATGATTGATAGCTCTTTGCTCCTGTACACCTCCAAGTGCTTTCTACACATCCTGTAGCCGATGGTGCTATATCTGCATGAGTAGGATAATCACCCGCAAATTGACTGTAGTAATAATCTCCCGCTGCACCTGATGGTTGAATACCGTAGTATTCAAGATAATGATGGTCTGTGAACCAAGGAATAGGATAATCTTGGATATATGCGGAACACCATTCTTGCCACCTCTCGTAAATATTCAAATTGTTAGTTACGTTTCCAAGAAGTAGTTTCCATATGATGAAGTATGAAGAGTATGTTCCCTTTCTTTTCAGGAAGTATGCTATATTCTGAACCCACTCTCTCAGTTCCGCTTCTGTCAATATACCTTCATTTATTGCAACACCAAATGCATCTGCTATGTAAGCAAGGAAGTCAAAGTTTACTTCTTTGGCATCTATCATAGACCACATGGTTTTCATGAGGTTGTAAACAGAGTGATATGATTGATCCCAGAATACTTCTATCCATTCTTCTATGTTGGTATTTCTGTTATTGACAGGAAGTGCGGCATAAACAAAATCTTTCAATCCATCGAATATCACGTTTATTCTGAGGTTGTCTTCATCAGTGTATCCACTTACAGGATATGCTCTTCCAAAATATATAAATGTTTTATTGGTGTTGACATCATCTTGGTATAGGTCGGAATTGAATCTCAGCCATTCATGGAAATAACTATCTTTCCTGAAGTATAGCTCATTATCCAATTCCAAACTAGAAGCAATTGACGCTGTGGACAATGTTCCAGAATATTCAAAAACAAAATTATTTCCTGTTACAGAAACTATCTGAAAATTGTGTCCTATGAATCCTTCAACCGGTTTCAATTCGTATAGCTGTGTATATACTCCACCTTCTGAAGCAACACTACTTTCAGGCCCGATAAGATAAGAGTTATCTGTTCCTGTTCGACCCGCAAGTATTTTTTCAAAATATGTTTTTAGTATGGTATAAGATGGATCGGCAAATTTGCCCATTATTACGTTTCCTCTCTAATTCTCACTGTATCCGATGCTAGCATTGGGAATTGATTTAATCCAAGCTGTATTTTTCTAAGTTGGTTTTCACCAATGTATGTCGATGCTGCTTCTACGTAGTATGGGTAATTACCAACTGTATTGGTCTCGTATACCGTAGCAGACACATCAATATCTCTGAGTACAAGGTTTCGTATACCGTTTATGTAAGTAAAATCATCGGCATCCGAAACCTCTGTCGTGTCTATTATGTATTCAAGTATATTTTTGAAGTCTATTTCACTGTTGAACTCTTGGTTCTCCGCTCTGAAATACCAAATCAATTTATTCAACACATCCGTTTGGACATCATCAAAATCATATAATCTTTTTGTTCTCAGCCCAAAATCGAAAGCGAAGTAAATCAAATCTGGCAACTCAAAAATTTCGTAAGCAGTTAAGGCTTTTCTTGGCTCAAGATATGTACTCAAAGTATTCTGCCATGTACTGCTGTATGTTGTAGGTATCAAGACACTCGCACTTGTACTCCAACTGGTTGTCCATGCTGATGTAGCACCTGTTATGGTTCCACTTGTAAATGATGTCGGAATTACTGACAGGTGTACTTTGTTGTACTCAAGTACACTACCAGATGGTGCGATCTCTTGTTCACCCCATGCCGCTGCTGCATACACATCATTTCTTGTGTTCAGATGTGTTCTATAATCATAAGCAGTCAGGTTTCTAAATTGTGCGTGTAGTCCTGATTTAGAATTCTCTTTTATCTGTTCGATTGTTTCCGGTTCAGACCCACCCGTTGACGCTTCGACATTTGTTATGTTCACATTCGTGTTACTTGTAAATATGTTTCTATTCACAATGTAAACGAAAGTCTGATTGCTCTCAGTAGCAGTAATTTCACCCGCTGCTACATCACCATTCGATCCAAGGCTTTTTAGTGCATTTATAGTAATGCTATCATCTTCCGTTGGCACATTTCTAGCGGTATTGAATACTACCTTATTTCTCTCGTATCTATCATATACGAACATATAGACGTTATCCAAATTAGCAAGCGGTGATATGTCATCGTAGAAATCCGTTACTCTTGTCCACGGCTCATCATTTACTAACACCTGTATAGATGGATATTGATCATCAATATCATCGTCATATGCATATCCTGTAGGCAGTATAAGTTCGTTATCTACAAGGTCTGCGCCTGTGTAACCTGTTAGGGCTTCTACTTCACCCTGCCTTACAGGTAATCTAATTGTCATGACAGAAGCACTTACAGTTCCAGACCATTGAGTAGTATTTGCGAATTTTATTGATTCATCATTAAACTGTGAATTCGGTGCTTCAAATTGAGTAAACTCGCTAATTCTCAATTGATCACCTAATATCATACCTGATACAGAAATGGTAAGGGTTGTTCGTGATGATCTATACCCCCTAGGTTCATAACCCATCTGTCTTGCGACTCTGTTTACTGTTTCGTAAACATCTGCTGTTTCTATGTGGATGTTCTTTGCGATCTTATTCAGGAAGAACGTTTGCAGTTCTGTAACGTATGCATTCAATTCCATAAGGATAGTAATATTTGATCCTTCGAAATTGTAGTCTGCGAAAACGTCAGAACCGGCAAGGTTATCCCTCAACCTATCCATCATAGTATTGTAGTCAATACTAATATATTCTGGAACTAGCTCTGGCATTTTTTACTCCTTATAATGCACCATGAATTTGCTTGTATCCATCTTCTCCAAGTTTTGCTTTTACTCTTGGATACAGGTAGTCATGATCCATTTGATAACTTAATTTACTCAATTCGTGTGGCATATGACCATAAAACTCATGCAAGTCATTTATAGCCTGATATGCACGTTGAAGTTTTGCATCTCTGATGTACACTGCTATAGCGACCCTTGCTTCCGAATGATAGTTCTTATCCGTCATCTTTGCGATTTTCGCAACAAAATCTGGATCAACTTTTTTTGCTTCTGATATATACTTCTCGTATTTCATTCTTATCTCCTATTTATTGTGCCTTCAATATGAAGTCGATTGATTCTATGATTTCTCTTTGTAGTATCTTGAAGTTCAACCTGATTCTGTACTGGTTATCATCATACATAGGTTCTATATCTAGACCGGTTACTTCAATCCGGTCATCCCAATACTCAACACCTTCCAACAAACGTTCGGCAATTAGCCTAGCCGTTTCATCATCTATAGGCTCAAACAGTAATTCATGGATAGCAATTGCAAATTCGGGCAGCATTCTTCTGGAACCTTGAAACGTTGACATTATATTCGTCAAGCTGTTTTTCACGGCATCGATTTCAGTCACCCGTGTTACATCACCATCTGTCTGTTTGGTCAAATTTATATCTACATCTGAATATACTGCTGTTCGTGCCATAATTAGAATCCTATTGATTTGATATCAACCCATCTGGCCTTTCTTAGTTTTTTCAATTCGTTTATTTTGAATCTGTATGTAGATTCACCATACTTACCACGCAAGGTTATTATCTTTCCATGTATTCCATCAAACACTTGCTCAACATCATCTTCTTCCAGACCAAACTCTTTTATCCTTTTCAGAGTGTCCATGTCTAGGTCAGAATATTTTACTTCTGATGCTTCTTCTAGGTATTTCTCATATAATTTCATAATTCTACCCCTTTTTATTATTTATTTCAATAATGTTCCATAATTTACGAAAGAATTATGGAATTAAATCTAATTATGAGGGTTTTCTGGCACCTCTCAAAAACCCCCAAAAACCCCCTCACACACACATACCTTATGCGTACCTTCCATACGAACTAACAAGTGCAGTATACTTATCTCTGTTTGCTTCTGCTACAGATTCCGCTGTTTGAAGGTTCACTATCGTTGCAGCTAAACCATATGTTCCATTCACATCAATTGAATCGTTTATATGATCATATATCTCTGCGAAATCTTCTTGTCTATAATATTGGTTCGGATGCTCGGAAGTAGAAACGTCTGATGGTTTATATATAACGGGTTTTTGACTACCACATCCACCACCACTTACTATTCCCCATTCTGTAAGATTGCTGACACCGTAACTTCCAGAAGTACAAAATTCAACGGCACTTGGAACACCAAACTGTAACGCTTTCCATGTTCCCCACGCATCTGATGAAGCAGTCAAGTCTGTCAGTGTGCTATTAGCTGTTGACTGTTGCGCCTGTAAATCTATTATATTTGCTGATATCGATACAAGGCTCAGTGTTAGGTTTTCTATCTTCTGACTATATGCTGATACCAGTTCGCTTAGTGTATATGACATTTACTATCCCCCCACAAGAACATTATCGCTTCCGTTTATTATTGTACCAAAAAATGTGCCGGTAAATACCGATCCTATTTGTGCATTGCCTATGCCTTCTGTTATTACAGTGGTTGACCCGCTTATTATTACTCCTGTATGACCACAATCTCCAATTACTATACTTCCGATCAATCCCATTCCAAGACCGTTACATAGTGCAGAACCAGAACCATTTACTATCTGTCCTTGCATTGCTATACACGGTATCGGTGGATGCCCACAACACGTTCCCGATCCTGTATCACCTACTCTCGCTGCTCCTATTCCCATTAGTTTATAGCCACCTGTGTTCCAGATATGGTGATCAATCCACTGGAAGTAATTGTTATGTTGCCTGTTGCTGTTACGCTTGCTTGTCCTGATATCGTTACGTTGCTGTCTCCCGATATTATCACGTCATGGTCTTTTGTTGCATTTACCTCTATCGTTCCATCATCCTTCAATAGTACCTTCGAACCATTAGTGTGTTTCATCTCTACTTCTTTGGCACCGTCTGTTGAATCTAATCTGAAATGACCGGCAGCGGTTACAAATATGGATACCTTTCCAACAGCACCACCACCACTGTTCCAATCTCCATTTCCCCCCGGCAGACTTCCTACATATATAGGCTTCAGAGGATTCCCATTTTCGAAAATTACCAGTACGTGTGAATTTACTTGTGGTACACCAAACAAGCCCTTCTGGTTGATTCCACCCTCAACTATAGGTATCATTGGTTCAGCCCAAGGTAGTTCATCGGTTGGTACACCGTCCGTTGCACTCTTAGTAGTATTCTGAGAATGTAGGCCCCATATTCTTACACGTACCCTGCCTGAAGATAGCGGGTCTTCAATATCTTCTACTACTGCTCTATAGAACCCATGATGCATTCCGTCATGTATTTTGATATCCGCAATTTCATTTTTTAGCATATTTCTTCCCTTATACGTTTGTTCTGGTTGCTTTCAGTAAACTACTTGAATCGATATCAGTGTATCCATTCTTTATGAGAACCAATCTTTGTTTGTATGGTAGGCTTCTATCTCTTCCAAACATATGTGTCACGGTCTTTACAAGATAATTACCCTTCAAATTCTTTGCGTAGTAGTTCTTTCTGTCTATGCTAGGCCATTTTATCTCCAATAGTTGTCCTGCAAACCTGTCTTCTCTTCCCTCTACGATAGCGTTTAGAACAAATTGCTTATTATATCTGTAAACCCAATTACTGTATGCTCTATTTTCCAGAGTTGTTTCTGAATTATCACCATAAAGGAAAATATTTTCCGTTCCGCTTATATCTGGGTACAGACTTTTCCTACCTAATAGGTTTGTCTTACTTACACCATCCGAATATTCAAACTCTTTTTCTATCAGACTCTTGCTAGCGAAATCAAATCCAAGAAATTTCCCGCCCCTCAAAAACTTATTGCTGAACTTATCTAATCCGTCAATCCACCATTCCAGAATCTTGTTATCAAGTTTTACGCTTTCACTCTCTAAAATATATTCTTCGATTTCTTTGAAATTATCGGAACTCAATAAATAATTATAGGATTTGAAGTTAGATTTGAATCCATTTTCTGTATTATTGTAGAAAAGGAACCCTGCACCATATCTATCCTTTGCTCTAGTGGATAGAAATTTGATTGTCTGAAGAGGTGTCCAAAACGGCATGATGTAATTATCGATAGTATTTGTTGTTTGCATTATGGACAAGAATCTACTATTCAGATTTACCATGTTCGTCAGTATTTGATTTACTATCGATGAATATCTCTGGTTAGAGCCAAATGACTTACTGAATTTCTTCAGGGTCAGCGGCATGAAGGTCATATCTACAAAGTGAATTTCTACTTGGGTATCATTGACCATGTTGCCCATACTACCCTGTCTAATTGCTCCTATCTTGAATATTTCAAATATCTGTTCCCTGTTCTCTCTCTTGCCATATTGGATAGCTATTTTCTCTATCCCTGTAAATGGCCCATACTCTAGTATTCCTACTCTGTCATTGAATACGATCTTACCAGTGATACACGGCATAGTGATGTCTTCGATGAAGTACAACATCTCTATGTCTTGAACATCGATAATTAGGTT